GCGCTATCGTTTGCATTTACGTTTTTTGCTTGATTAACGGTCATCGCCTACCGTGTTGTCCATTCAGTTACTTTTTACCCCGTCGAAAGCCTGGTCAGGCCCATCAAAAACACAGAAGCTCGTTAGAGGAGCCTGTCTCAAATATGTTCGCTAGTTGCGATCTGAAGCCAACATACCGTCTATCTATGTTTTTGGTGGACCTGGGCGGAATCGAACCGCCGTCCGGAATTCATTTCTCTTTACTTCATACAACAATAAAATAGAACATACAAAGATGTTCTATATCCCTTCATATTCGGAAAGATAATATCTATGCTAAAAAGTAGTACGATAGTGCTAAATCTTCCAAGAATATTTTGTTCTACATGTAACCATTGTAACACAATCGGACCATCTTGTCAAGGCCTCAGATGTTTCCGTTCCTACCTGCTATCTTGTCTTTTTCTTGTTGAATCCATTCCTGACCAATGTGGTTCTCAACCGGCTTAGTAGCAATTTTACGGACATGTTTATGAACTTTATTTAAGATGTCCTCATTTGCATGATTGTTGTCTACTACTTTGAATTTATCGTCACCAAAATGGTTTTGAAATTTACCAATGTTATTCTGCACTTTGTTCCAATAGTGTTCCACTTCATGGTCTGGGAGTGACCTAGGCCGACCACGATTCCTCGCCTTAGCAGTATCTAATGAAGTATTGACAAAAACCATGTGTGTGTCATATCCTAATGATCTAAGGTGCTCTGAATGTGCTTTGATTTTGTGAAAATCTTTACCTGTACCATCAATAATCATACCTAAGCGGCCGTTTTTGTAATGCTTCATCTGTTTTTCAGAAGTTTCTTTGGCGTGAGCCCGAATTTCATCCCGTTTGTTTTTTTCATGTTCCGGCATTTTTGGATCAATACCGTGTTGTTTCATACCTCGTTCAAAATGTGTGTCAGAATTTACAACTTTAAATCCTAGATCACCTTTGACTCTATCTTGGACATAAGACTTGCCTGAGCCAGGTCCGCCAGCAAGAAAGATTGCTTTTAATTTTGCTGGATCATGTACACCTTCATTGAGTGTAATAAAATCTGAAAATTTTAACATAGCGACCTCTTATTTGTTCTTGTTGTAGTAATCTATAGCACTTACTAACCCTTCTATATGGTCAGAAGTATTTTCTTTGAAGATCAATGGCTCAGAATCTTCAACTGCCATGATAATCACAAGGTTATTTATAGGTTTACCAATTAGCTCTTCGTACATGCAGCCATAGGCCGCAGTTTGCCAAAAATAATCTGTAATATCTTTTTTATCCTTAGGTCGCGCTGAAGTCTTAAAATCTATTACTGACAACTCACCTTCATACTCTGCAATTACGTCAACCCGGCCTGCCATACCTAGCGTTTTGGACCATAATGCACATTCTTGATAGTGTATGTTATCAATCTTATTCAAGAAAGGTTTGATTGACATAAAGAATTCAAGTGCATCGGGCATAACACCCTTCATATAGGTATCACTATTGTTCAAATACTGTTCACAAATCGTATGCACATTAGTGCCACGGGATGTGGCTTTTTTTGATATCCGATTTGCTTCAACTTCACCTACACGCTGCCGCCATTTCATAATGGCTTCTTTTTTCTGTAACCCGAGAACTGTAGTAACCGAAGGCAATCTTGAACCATCACCTAAGGTATAATATCTACGCCCATCAGGAAAAGTTTGCGATTTCAAATCTCGCAATTCTTTAGGTGGGCAATATGTGAAAGCCATAGTTAAATACCCATCTTATCACATGCTATAATCCATGATTTTACTAGAGATGAACGAACAATATCATCAGGTGTAAATGTAATCTCAGAGAATTCATCCATATGCCGAGCAACATTAAGAAACTCCGAAAGCCCAGAAATATCATTACGACTTTTAATCAAATCATTCTGTTTCAAGTCACCGATAAAGATAATCTTAGACCTATGACCAACGCGAGAGATTACAGAACTGAGTTCATGGAAAGTCATACTCTGGCATTCATCCACTAGAATGATCGAATTGTCAATAGAAATACCACGGATAGCAGTAGTAGAAATGAATCGAGCATAGCCCTGTTCTTTTAGTCTATCCCATGCATCTTTACGGCCGAATAAAGTATCACTGATTTCTCTATATGGTTGCTCATAAATTTCCATCTTTTCATCCAGTGAACCCGGAACAAACCCCTGGTCCCGAACTTGAACAGCAGAACGAACAACAACTACAGATTCAAATGAATTTTGTTTATCTAGAACCTCTTCAATCGCACGATACAAACCCAGAAAAGTCTTACCTACACCAGGAGAACCAAGTAACCCAATAAAATAATCACCTCGCTTATATGTATCAAAGAATAATTGTTGATTATCTGTTAATGCTTCAAATGTTTTTAGGTGATCTAATTTAATCTTCAATGAATTTGACATCACCGGATAATGTTTATGAGCAGATTCATCATTCATTGCTGAATCTTCATGCTTTTGTAAAGCTGTTCTTTTATTGATAGCCATAGAACCCTTCCTGGGAGATATTTTGTGACTTTTAACTGGTGGTTTTGGTAGGAACAAAGAAATCCTTCCGTAATAGTGCAGGTATATTAGAAGACCGTTGAGTTTTTGTTCCAGTTTGTGCTGGAGTTACTTTGCGGCCGCCGCCCAGGAGTGCGGCTATTTGTGTGCTTGGCATATCACCACTCTCTCGGCAATTTGGTCTTATGCCCAGACATAGTGTTGCCAGGAATAGTTTCTTTCATCCTCTGGATTACTCCACGTTCAAATGCCATATCTGGTTGACCCATACCCGGAACACTCATGCGAGTACCATCACTCATAATCGGGAGGTCTCTCGCACAGAAATATCGCTCTAGATGTGGATTATTCTCTTTGAATTCATCGAGCACCATATAAGACATACGGTGTTCTTCAATCAAATTTGTTTCTTTATTCATAAAATCATATGATGGCAATTTATTTCTCCTCAATTTAACATAAATAAGTGTGTATCACCGGTGATCAGACCGTATACACTCTAACATCGGAAGGAATGTCAGCATGAGTATATATACAATTTATAAAGCAGTCAATACAATAAACGGTAAAGTTTACATAGGATTTGACTCAAATTGGCCAAGACGCAAAAGGCAACACAAAAATTCCTTCAAAAAATTGAAAACCAAATTCTACTCATCAATAAAAAAATATGGATGGGACAATTTCTCATGGCAAATTATATACCAATCAAAAGATGGTGAATATTGTTTAAATAATATGGAAACTTTTTTCATAAAAGAATATGACTCTTTAAACAATGGATACAATATGACACTAGGTGGTGAAGGATTTTTAGGTAAAATTCCATGGAATAAAGGTTGTAAGGGTTTATACAAACACACAGAAGAAACTAAATTAAAAATATCAAAAAATTCTATGAACCGAGTTGTTGGTGACAACGAAAGATTATTAAAAAGTATTAGATTCACAGGTTCGAGAAACCCAATGTTTGGTAAAAAACTTAGTATTGAACATAAAAATAAACTTACAGAAAAATCTTACTTACCTAAAACTAAAGAACACAGACAAAAAATTTCTGAAGGTTCTAAAAACAGAATTAAGTTAACTTGTATACATTGCGGAATTAATTCCGCAATCAACGTAGCAACCAGATGGCATTTTGATAATTGTAAGTTTAAACAAACCAATACGGAACAGGTCTAGAATTAATTTTACCTGACCAATTTGCTAAATGTTTTTTATTTTTTTGGTAATAATTTCTATAACTAGCAATAGAATCGCCTTTAATTTTAACATCATCTGGCATTGCAGGTGTAGGTTCAGTAAATTTTGGATGTTCTGGAATACCGCAAGGCACGAATCTGAGTTCTTCCAAAAGACCTTCACGTTCTACTTTATGCACTTTACCATAACGGTAAGTATATTCTTTGCACAATGCTCGGAGTAGGCTCCATAACCAAGCATAATTATCCCGAGATTGTCTTACCCAAATTGCGGAAGGATGATTGGCATGAGTAGCAGAATACAATATACCATCACGACTATCTGGTAAACGGTAAACAGTTTTTTTCCGCCCCGTAATAGAAACAATCCTATCAGGGACACCATTAATAATTCGATGAGCGGTAGAGAGTAACTGGGCATATTCAAGAACCATTTTTACGCAATGTTTATCGTTGTGCATTTCAGCACACTCAATTGGGTTGGAAGAAAGAAAAAAGATGTTCATTTTTTTACCAATGTCGGATCACTCCGAGGACGATAACTAAGTTAGTGAACAAGTATGATATCACAATTACAGTCCGAATGCAAGCAACTTTGTCAGATTCTTTGTCACTGTTGCTTGCCCGGTGCCCTAAAGCCTTTGCCCACAATTTCCACATCTGGTAATTTTATTCCAAATCTTTTGTAGTAGTACCAATAACGGTCTTAGGTCGACCTGGTCCACGTTTTACCTCGACATCTGGCGTTGGAATGGTTCGCGGATATTCTTCAACCGCAACTTTAGGTAGATTTCTAATTCGTGTTGCGATATCATCCGGAGATACTGTCTCTAGTGCAAATTGCTTAAACATTGCGTAAGAATCTTTGACCTTCATTGGAGCTTTACCTCCAACTACAGTAGCATCTGTAATAAACAAGACACTTCCACCTTCTCTGAGCGGAACAATTTCCAGAACTGATTCTAGATTGATAATAACTTTACAACCGCGTTCAACTGAATCGCATTCAATAAACATTGCCATATTAATCCTTTTAATATATGATATAAACTACTATTTATTCTTCACCTTTAACCGCTTTGCCGAGAACTACTTTTTCAACAGATGATGCATGTAGTTCTGCTCGGATCATCATATTCTTGTAATAATTCCGTTTCTCAGCATTAATCATTCCAGGCATAAGACTCATCGAGGTCTTGACTTGACGGGACATTTTGTAAGTTTCAGTTTTCTTCATATTGACTTTCAATAGGTTATAGTAAACACATAGGAAATAATAGTAACAACAAAAATTATAGCAACAAAAGCCATAGCTGATTTGACTGCTCCTTCTTTGTAATATTCCATCTCTAATTCGACCATATCTCTTTGACCTAGTAACATTGGCTGACATTCATCTTCACCACCCATCATTAGGATAGTTTTCTTAGATTCTCGTAGCCGATTTCTTGCTGAGAAGTAATGCATAATTGATAACATATTAATCTTCGTGTAATTTCTTTTGGTCAAATTTTTGTTCTTGTATAGTTTTCTCACCAAATGCTTTGCGAGGATTCATACACATGACACAATCTGGATTACCACAATTAAGTGCGTGGTGTTTCACCAACTTATGTGGAATTTTAACTGGCAGTTTAAACGCCTTTGCAATTTTCAATTGTCGTTTAAGTGCAGTCTCATCATTATGTAGGCGCTTAGAATGTTTTTCTTTATCTTCGTCATTGCTCATCGTGATGGTCCTTCATGTGGTGATATAAGGTCCAATAATATTTAAATCGGATTGGTTCATGCTCAAGATTAGGCAGTCTTTCACCAAAAACCCTTTGCATGTCCTCAAGAATATTACTGAGTTGTTCGTCCGTGAATTGCATCACTCAATAAAAGCTACTTCAATTGTAAGGTCACCGTGTTCGGAAATACTACCTTTAACATCGACCTGATTGATCCAGGCGCCAGTTAGTTCTTCATCTAATGCTGCCAGCAATGTGTATGCGGCCTCTTGCAAACGATTATCTGTACCTAATCGTACATGAGCCAATAGTGCATGAATCAAATCAAATTCGTCTGGAGTGATATTCAATTTCCAGCAAGCTTTGTTTTCTTTATACTTAAATTTCTTAGCCATAATATTTCCTTTTAATTAGTCCCAAAGGGCCCGGAAGTAAACCCCAAACAGTTTCAAACCATTATCTATCCGTGCTGAATGTGCCTTATAACCATCAATATCAATATTCCTGGTATCATTAGGTCCCTTGACCATTTCATAAGTCGTTGGCATACCGTTTTCATCCAATTGTTCTGACGGTTTCCAAATGATATCAGATTGCCCTGTATGAAATTTATCTTCCCATTCACAGTCTGGTTGCAGTTGTTCGAAAGACCAGATCATTTGGTCAAGAACATAATCCCAGCGTTCAAAATGGAATCCATCAATATCCCATTCATCTTTTTTTGGTTTTGCATTTGTAGATTTGATATTTTCAGGAACATCAGAATCATCAACAAATGGTCCGCCATGCGTTGTCTGTTTCAATTGCTTCAACATCGGCAATACAATAAGCGCAAGCGTAGAATCCATGTTCCAGGTATCATACTTGTCAATCTTTATATTGATTTTGCGTTTCTTTTTAGTATGTACCCACTGGCAGGCCTTCGTCAACCAATTTTCTCCATTTGCAGAAAAAGGTTCTCGTTTCTTTTCTCCAGCCAACCAAGAACCCAATTTATCTACTGGGCCACTGTCTTTGTCCATCCAAAACAGCACCTTTTCTGCAATTTGATATGGACCAATCCAATCTGTATGAGGTCCAATAAAAATCTTCATTTTGTATTCCTATAATGTTTGTATTCACGTTTGATCCACCATTTGTATTTACACCAATAGTGGGACATGGGCAATTTAGGTTCACCTAGTGAAAGTCGTTCTTCACAATTCTCTGTCCACAATAAACGAACCCAACTACGAAATGCTGAATCTATGCCCATTTTAAACCTCTACATACTTTAATTTGAAAACCTCAGCCTGGTGCTCATAACCAATGTAACCGCGTGGGTTACATACAATGCGTGTATCACCGAGCATGTAATCAAATTCGTGATGTGTGTGCCCATGTGTCCAGAGTTTAATCTGTGGTCGATCCAAAATAAACTCAGACAAATCAGAACTATAACCACCATTCATTATTACATCATGCTCATACTGTGGCTTAGTTGATTTTTTACAAGGTGCGTGGTGCCCAACTACAACATACTTATCTACACTTTTTTCAATTTCTGAAGTATGCAGACATGACCGAATGTAATAAAGCATTTTTTTATGATCTTCTACAGCATCCGAAGTTGAAAATTTGGTAGGAAAATCCTTAAATTTATAACCTTCCACAACCATATTACCGGTTTCATCTTTTTTATACAACGGCACTTTGCTGGTCCTTTTTCGGTTACCATTGCCGACCAGACGGAAATCATTCATATTCCGACCAACATCATACATGGTAATTGAATCTTCCTTATTCATGTCGGTCCACAATGTGCCGGCAATGAAAGTTATATCACCAATCTTCTTGGTTTCCTTGTCCAAGACATACAGATTAGGAATATACTTCAGTCGTTTCTTCAAAATAGTGTATGTCGTTGCAAAGTCGCCGTTGTAGTGCTCATGGTTACCCATAATGTAAACAACATGGGCGAATTCTTTCGCACAATTTTGAAAGAAATCATGGTACCGGTGTGACTTGTCATATTGTGAATTGGACGGATCATTTGCATCCATCAAATCTTTAGCCACAATAATATCACCACTGAGGATAAGCACTTCTGCATCTTCGGTGTTTTTAAGTGTGATTGGCCCAAACTCCACATGAATGTCTGAGCAAACTGCAATTTTCATATTAGTACCTACGTTATTCTATTGTAAGTTGGACGTGCTTGACTGAATCAAATTGAAATGCACGCCAACCAGAATTTTCTACATCATACACTGAAATGGAATTCTCCGGCTTCTTACGTTCAATCTTTACCTCGTCAGTAGATTCGGAAACATAAGTCGGAACAATTTTCGGATCAAGGGTGCAACGCAACAGCCGTTCAGAGCCGTCTTTCTTGGTAAAAGTTACCTCGACAACACCATCATGTAGTGCAGTCCGAAGCCATTCACGTTCCTTAATATCTGACAACATAATTATTCTCCTTGTTTCAATGTAAACTTACTCAAAATACTCCGAGCTTCTGTAAAGTCCTCGATAACATCATAATGACTGGTCACCCTAAGCCTGAGTTCATTCAGTGCTTCAGCAAATAGTTGCATCGCATATGCAATGTCATCTTTGGTGCTTTTGTTGAACCATACAGCAAATTCAGCCTCGGTGCGAGTCATTAGAAATTGGAAATTTGATCGGTCGTGTAAATTCATGGATTGGATTGTATCAGAATTTTGGCAAATGTCAAGTGATTTTTGGTCTTCATTCATGGTGCGGTCCATTCTGGGTTATCGGATTCAAGTGTGGATTGGAGGAGATTAATTAGTTTTTGGACACAAGATGGATTCATTGCAAGTGTGGTGGTTGTGAAACCGTCCTGACCAACCATCAGGTAGGTGTATCCTTCAGAATAACCTACAGAAAAATCAGGACCATTTCTTTTTGGTGCAGGAATTTCATCGAAGTTGCCAAAGTTATATGGTGTTGGTTTTTGTTTAAGCATTATGTTATCATTCAAAAATAGAAAAAGATAAAAATTGTCAATATAATCAATAACTGAAATAAAACTTTTCGACGGTCCACATCACACCAATATTAGTTATACAAATAAACTTACGAATTGCGGCAGAACTACAAATGCTCCACCAGCCATTGTAGCCAATGCATCATTGAGTTCTACTCCGTGAGGCCCGTGCATATAGTCACCGGTAGCCTTATAGTTGATCCAAGCGTCATTGGCTTCCTTAGCGAAGGCAATAACAGTTACAACTACCGAAGCAATCAGTGCAGCAGCCGGTAGGTGTGCTAATATCGCAACAGAACTAACGACAGCAGCGATTCCGGCACCATAGAAGGCGTGATTGGCTTTGTCTTGGGGTAATGAAGGTATTGACATATGTTATCCTTTGTTATTGAATTATACAGAAGAAACTGTTTCTGGAATATCCAATGAAACATCTTGCTGTTTGGGTTGAGGTCCAATATAGCGACCTTTTACATTAAATTCGGTAAAATTAACCAACTGATATGCTGAGACATTACGGCCAGACTTATGCACTTTGATAATGCCTCCGTCTCGCCTAATGTTATATATATTGGTGCATAGACGGTACAGAACAGATTCTTGGTCCGTATCTTTGAAACATGATCGGATATCTTCCGGTGATACAGGTTTTCCTGACAATAGAGTAACCGTAATCTTTTCGTGGCGATTTTGTTTGCCTGAGCGAACTTTAGAATTAGTCATAATGTATCTCAGAATTTGATGGCTGGGAGTTCGTTAATAATCATAGGTTGGTCTCTAGGCATTTGCACGGCGCCACCGATAGGCACTTCAGGTGCATTAACCTTAGCATCTACCTTGGTGTAAAGATCCAAAAATGCAGTCTTAGTTTCTTCATCGAAACGGTTCACACACAAGGTGATAGCTTTCATCCGGTCTTCAAAGATTTCATATGCCCGAGCAATATGAACCAATCGACGGGTTGAAATAATTTCATCAGTTGCACCCTCTGCAAAAGTTTTACGAACAATTTCAGCCCACAAGACCAAACACTTAACAAAATCTGCATCCGGAATTAACGGCGTGAGAATCTTGGTTTCAGTCTTGGTATCAGGATACTCCTGTTCCACAGTGATAGGAAAGCGTTCCAAGAATGCATCATCTAGTATCTGTGACAGATAGCGACCCTCATCTGAACCACGCCCCTTAGTGTTTGCGGTTGCAAATACATTGAAGCCTTTTACTGGTGCAACCATTTCACCAGATTTCTTGTTGTAGTATGGCTTACCTTCAAGAATACCTTGTAGGCACATCAGCTTATTAGAACCACGATCTACCTCGTCAATCAATAGGATAGCACCTCGTTTCATGGCTTGCAGTACTGGTCCATCACGGTTGACTACGTTACCATTTACAAGGGTTGGTCCGCCGAGAAGGTCGGATTCATCTGTTTCAATTGAGATGTTAACGCGGATGCATTCTCGTTGCAACTCAGCACAAACTTGTTCGACCATGAGTGTCTTACCATTACCAGACATACCCGTAATAAACACAGGATAAAACATTGTAGACTTAACAATATGCCGTAGGTCTTTGAAGAAACCAAATGGCACATAATCTGGATATCGTGCGGGAACTGCAGGATCCGATTCATCAATCAATTTAGGTTGACGGAACGACATTACTTGTGCTGACATATCTACAATGGCCATTTCAGGTTCAGGTTTAGTTTCAATTACTTGGGGTGTAACATTACGATCACTACACGGCACTTGGTACATACCACGGCCGGCTCGATTGGTGGTTTTGGTTACTAACCAATAAGGATAAGGGCAACCAGATTCTTCGACAACTCGGTTAATTTGGTCTCGGTTAACAACCGCCCAAATACCATAGATTTTCTCACATGCGACCACAAAGGCCTTGGCATTCTTATTCAAAAACGTCATCATCTCTCTCTTTCATTTCTTCAATGATCTTGGCAATTTCTTCGACTCGAATATGGTAGAGTTCCAGAACCCGTTGGATTGTCTTGGCATCAGCTCCGTTGGCTAGCAACTCTTCTATGTCCATGACTTGACTCTTTACTTTCCCCACACAACACCTTTCGTTGATCTGATGAAAGGAGTATAACACGGATGGCAACAATGTCAAGAACTTTTTAGGCAGGTGTTGTTTCACAGCAACACCATTAATACCAAATTATTTTGGTAAAGGGGGCTTGACAAGGATAAAATATACGGTATAATGGCTGGTGTCCCGGTTGAATAAGTTAATTTAAAACCACTAGGACCTGGTATATGGGTTACTTCTTAACCGTATAGAGCATATTGGATGCAATGTTCAATACTGTTTGTGCAATTTCAACATCTTCAACATTGTCTTTCCAACCAACCGAGATTTGCCCAATGAACACCCCAGGGTCGGCTGGAACACTTATACGACACATGAATTTAACTCCGGCTTCCCTGTATACAAAACCTAGGTAACTTTGTGGTTTCAAGTATGGGCTACAAGGTGTTGATCCGGACATTAGACTAACAACATCTGTATTGTTACTGTGATTTTTGGTAAATAAGCCAACATCATAACCATTGTGTTCTTTATTGTGCCCAGTTGTTCTAGTAGAAAGATATGCCAGTTTTCTGGTGTTCAATAGGGTATTCACTTCAAATATAGCCACCAATTCTGCGGTGCTATTCTTGGTGATAAAATTGGATGCAGCTTCATAATGCCCATTCATCTTAGGCAATGCTTGTTGGGCACGATAGGACGCCATAAAGGCATCTTTTTCTGAATATACAATCCAACCGCCCAGGCCTAAAACACACAGTAATATTACTGCAAATAACCTAAATGGGCTTTCACCAATCCAGGTTAATAAACTAAGCAGGAAGTCTTTGATCTTGTCCATGCTCGGCTTCTAAATCACAAACAAATGCAGTAACTGCTACATTGCCATGTACATGACTAGCAGTTCTTATCATATCCATTAATGGATCAACTGCAATTAACAACACTAATACAGCCTCACTGGGTAATTTTAATAAATCGCATACAATTGCAACTGTAGCTACTGTAAGAATACCAGTAGTTCCTGCACT